CAAATTCGATCACGTGTTCATCGGCTGAATGGCTTGGACTGTTTTGAGTGTAAAGCCCTGTGATGATGCACGCTGTTGTCAGTTCACCACTTGCAGCCAAGATGACGCATTGTTCGCCTTGTGTTGGCGGCGACCATGTTTTTGTCGTGCCTGATCGCAAAGTGATAAACGGTAAAAAATCCGTCAAGATTTCACCGCACTTTACCCGTGCTTTAGCTTGTGCATAATCGACTTCGGCAATTAAGCCAAAGCGGATAATGCTTTCAATTCTGCGGTTGTTATCGGCGGACATGGGCGGATTTCTACTTGTAATAATTGCCCTTATTTTTGGTGAGTTTGTTTAATTTTGCGAGTGTGGGGAAGTGTGAAAGGCGGGGTAACAAAAAAGGGCGAAAGCCCTTTTATTTTTTATTACCTAATTGAATAAAATCATCAATACGTTTACGAATATCTTTCATTCGTTGTTGAATGAATTTTTCTTCTTTTGTCCCGAATAAGGTATCGTGATCAACCATAAAACGAACCGACACTGTGGTTTGTTCTGGGTTATCTTCATAATTAAATGTCAGCACCACAAGAGGATCATTTTCTTCATAACTTAATCTAGCGTGATATAAACCAATATAATAAGGCGACGCACCATAGGCTAAACTGCTGTCTTTTGCACGTCCGAATAGACGGTCTTTATTTTCAACATAAACTTCAACAAATTTTTGTTGCTGCCATAATGCAATTAATTCAGCGAGATTAGTCGAATGTTTATCAATATCATGTTCTGTAAATCCCAATGCAAGACTGATTTGCGTAAAAAGATGATGGATTTCGACAAATTTAATATGTTTGCGTTCTAGCATTTAATTGTGTGGCTCTAAGTTGCGCTTTTAAAATGGTTTGAACATTTGCCTTGATTTCTTTGGCATTGTCACCCTTCACACGTTCGCCTTTTATTTGCGATGTGCGGTCAATTATTTCACGAATAAAAGGTGCATTTTTGTTCATTGATACCCTCCTATTTTTCACAGATCCTAGCACTTCTGTTTACAATAAACAACAAAAAAGGGCTTTCGCCCTTTTATTTTTTATGCCCGATCTGTCATTCGACTTCTTGCCCTTGCTTGTTGTTGTCGGTTGATTCTTTCAAGCTCGGCGGCAACAAGTTGGGCGATTTGTCGTTCATTTTGCCCTGCTTGTGCATTAATGGTGATATTGACCGCCATTGGTTGCATGGTTTGGCTGATGCTTGGACGTGCGGAAATTGGCGGTCTGTTATCCACCTGAATTGGTGCGGCTGTGGCAAGTCCGATACCTAACCCGCCCGCAATTAAGGCTTGTTTCCCGTAATTTAAGGCGTTCAGCGTGGCGATGCCTAGACGGTTTGTGGCTTCTTTGGTCATGATGTATTCGCCACCGTGAAAAATGCCTTTAGGTTCATATTTTCCGCCATTTCCCGCGTAACCGCCTGACCATCTATTTACATTTGGCACGTCTAGCCCTGCACCTGTCATGAAATAGTTTCCTGCAGCACTGTTATTCATGGCATTAGCTGTGGCATTTGACACTTTTTGTTTTGCCGCGTCGATTGTTTTCCCAATACCTTCAAGTGTTGGCATATTATCAAGCACCCACTTAATGCCATTTTTTACTTTTTCCAGTGATGATGATACCCAATCAACAGCCATTGAAAGTCTTTTCCCGAATTCTTCCCCTGCACTTGCTGCAGAATTAAAATATTCTTTTGTGCTTTGCACGGGTGAAAGTAGGTTAGTGAACCAATTAAAAGCACTTTCAATCCAGCCAACAAGCGGCTTGAATTTGTCTATGACTGGTTGTAATCCTGATTGTAATCCGCTTAAAAATCCACTAAAGAATGAGCTAATCGGCTGCCAATATTTAAAGATGGCAATACCTGCCGCAATGATAACTGCGCCGATAGGGGATAATGCAAGCCCCACAAATTTAAGCGGTGACAATAACCCACGAACGATTGCGCCGCCAATTCTTGGCAATAGCACGCCTAAATTTGCTAATGCCAAGCCTAACCGTGCGATAGGGTATAAGACAAAGCTTAAAACCGTGCTTAATGCCCCAAAAATCGTCAATGCTCCGCCGATTGCTCCCGCAATCATCACAATGTTTGATGTGAGTTTTGGATTTTCAATAATCCAATTTTTAATTCGATCAATTACGCCGCCGATTTTATCCATTAAGCGTTCAAGCGTTGGCGCGAGTGTTCCCCCAATGACAGAATTGAGATTGAATAATCTATTTTTAAAAATGCCCCATTTAGACGACAAGGCTTTCATTCTTGTGTCAAATTCACGCCCCATTGAGCCTTTTGCCGCTTCGCTATTTGCCAGTTCAATTTGTCTGCGCCATTCTTCTGTATTTGAGACTAACAATGCGAGTGTTTTTGTATGCTCCGTGCCGACTAAATCGGCAATGGTGCCTAGTCGTTTTGATTCAGGCAGTTTTTTGAGTGCGTCCACTATTTTAAAAATCGTGCCTTGCGCATCTTTAACCATACCTAATTCAACGGCATTTGCACTTAATCCTAACGCCGCCAATCCGTTTTTAACGGGCTTTTTCTTGCTTGCTTGTGACAAGCGAGTGAAAATAGCATTGACGGCTGTCGCAGATTGTTCTTCTGCCGCCCCTGCAGTTTGCAAGGTTGACCCTAAAGCCGACATGTTCTTTTCGCTAATATTGGCGATGCCAGAAATCCCCGACACTCTGTTCATAAATCCGATGATTTCTGTACCTTTAGAAATAGCGTTATCATCAAGATAGTTAATGGCATCAGCCAGTTCTCGTGATGCTTGTGCAGATAGTTTAAAGTTTTTTGTTACTTTGCCGTATTGTTCGACAAGCTCATCCGGATTAGCCGCATCAAATGCCGTTGCCATTTGTGTATTTAATCGCACAAATTCGGCAAGCTGTTCTTTTGGCACATCCATTCTTGCCGCACTTTCAATCATGTTGGCAATTTGCACGGTAGTGAGCGGCAATTCTCTTGATAAATCCTGAATATTCATTTTCCACTTTTCAAATTCAGGTGTGAAATTACCCGCATCATCTTTCAAGCCTTGCACTTGTCTTGCCACGCCAACCATGGCATCTTCAAAGCTCATAAAATCACGCACGGAACCAACCAAAGGTGCAGTAATGGTTGCCCCTGCTGCAAGTGATTGAGCTCCCAAAATTTGCACTTTACTATTTATATTTTTTAGACTTTCGACTTTCCCTCTATATCGGTTATAAGCTGCTTGTCTAGCGTTTAATTTTTTTAATGCATCTTCTTGACGTTTGATTTGATCTGTTGCGGCTTTAGTGTCTTTTTGTAAATTTTTCTGATTTTTTGCTAGTTTATCCGCTGAAATTCCTGCGCTAGATAAGGCTAATTTTGCTTTTTGTAATTCATTTGATGCAGATACTTGTTCCTGCTTAAGTTGTTTTACTGCATTTCTTGCCTTTTCAACCTCTTTTCTTAATCCTTCCGTTGGGTGCTTTGTATTTTTCAAGTATTGAGAATATGAAGCGGCTTTTTGCTTTGCTTTTTCCACTTCATTATTGAGTGCGGTTAGTTTGTTTTTTAATGGGTTGATCGTTGCCGCATATTTCTTGATTGCTGTTTCGTTTTCACGCTCCTGCTTGCTTAATTGTGCGCGAACGGCTTTATTCTCTTTCAGTTTTTTTGAAAGTTCTGACACGCTTTTGCTTGCACTCTTTAATGGTGCAGACATTTTATCAATACCATTTAATAAGACTGATAGTTGTAAATCATTCATATAAGCTCGCTGTTTAAATACTTAATTGTTCAATGACTAAATCTTCGATAATGTCTAAATCGCTTTGGCTAAAGCCTAACAATTCACGCTGTGCATACCGCACTTTGAAATCTTTTGTTTTTGAAGGACTGCTCATTAAGCCGTATTGATGAATCTTCGCGATTGCAGCACTGGATGAAGTAAATCCGATTGATACTTCATTGGCATTGCTTTTTATTTTTAAATGTTTTGCCGTTCTCAACTTCGCAAACATGGCTTTTCGCTTAATTCTGCCTTTCTTTTTGCCAAATTCTTTTCTTGGTTTTCTTGGCTCAAATGCTGTACCGTCTGGGTTTTCTTGACGTGCGATGCGGGCTTGTTGATTTTTTCGTAAAGCTTGCCCAATGTTTCGGGCCAACTGGCGGCGGGCTTGCGGTGAGAGATTATTAATCAGTGCGGTTAGTTTCGCTTGGACTTCTTCCACCGTTGCCATTATTCACCGCCTTTGAAAATTAAATTGCTTTCATCAATTTCCCCTAGATACACTCGCATTTTCCCTAATGTTTCCCATTCCGGTGCGGTTGGTTCGGTGGCGTAAGTCATCTGCACGTTTTCGCCCACTTGTTTTGCCACAACGCGTTCGGTAAGTTGGATTTCAAACGACACGTCCGCCGTGTTGTTATTGTTGTAATCCAGTTGGAATTTAAAGGCGTTTTCACGGCGTTGCGGATTTTCGAATAGTTCAGGTTGGTTTTTCCGTAAGTACGCATTAATCGGCACAATGAGGCTTGCAATATCAAAGGCAAAATCTGTGATGATGATGTTGAGCGTGTAACGATACTCAAAGCTCAGTGATGTGCTTCCAGTTGCAACAACTTGACCGCCGTCAACATAAAGCTGTAAGCGGTCAGGATTTTTTACAAAGTCTTGGTGACTTTGTTCAAGGATTTTGCGCAGTTGGTTTGGCTTTTTCATTTTCTGAAATTCCGCTGTTGCATTTCGTATTTTTGCTGACAATCCACGCAACGGGTTACGCCTTGAATTAATTGGCGGCGTTTTTCAGGAATGGGGATGTCGCAATCTTCGCAATAAAACGCACTGATTGCTTTAAAAGTGCGGTGTTTTTTTAACGCAATATCACGTGTCATTTGTTCGAGTTCTTGCGCACGGTCAAATTGATCGGTCATTGTTTTTCCTGTTTATTAAATTCATCAATGCATTTCTTTAATGCTTGATTCTCAACAATGCATACACTTAGCTTTTGTTGGCTTTGTAGATAAGCGTTAGCCAAATCCCCGTTTGTTTTAATTGTGGCGGCAAATGGTGTACATTCTGCAACTTGCGGGCATAGAATTGGCTGTTTAATGATTTTCGGTGTAGTTGAACACGCCGCTAACATCATCAGGGATAAAAGTGTCAGCCCAATCTTGGTGTTTTTTAAGTGCATTTTTTAAATCCTGTGTTTGCTTGGTTTGAGAGATTT